AGGGCACTCCGGTGCTGATCAACGGAGATGATATCCTCTTCCAATCCGAACTATCGTTTAGTAAGGCTTGGATGGGGATCGTCGGGGACTTAGGTCTCGAAGTTGAACCTACGAAAACGTCGGTAAGTACCGAGTATGGGAGTCTAAACTCCACTCTACTTCGGTGGGGCCCTCAGGGCCTTGCCGTTGTCAAGACGTTACGTATGGGGATGCTAAGAGAAGTCCACCATCCTGCGAATTTGGGTACCTCAGCCCTTCAGTTTGCTAGGGTAGGACCACGTAATACCTGGCTCTTGAACTTTGAAGAGTTCCTGAGTTGGCACGTGGCAACCATCGTCAAGTGGCGGTGCGTTGCCAGTGACATGGGTTTTACCGGCCGCCTAGCACTGAGGGCTTGGTCCCGTTTTCGTGGGGGGAGGTTGTTGTGGAGGGATGACGTTCTCCACCAGATGAAAATTGATAGACTACCAAGTGCTCATTGTCCGCATAACATTGTTATGGGCTCTGAAGAGTTTGTCACCGTGCCCGAAGAGTCTCTAACTAAAGAGCTCAAGCGGGATGCCGCGGTCTGGATGGCGTCGAGGAAATGGGAGCTCGGGAGGGAGTATACCGCCTTCAAGCAGGGTAAAGTGGTTTCTGAGCGTGCTAACGCTACTCGGATACCTAACCTGCTTCAGGACTGGCGTACCTCCGCTCGGGAGTTGAAGGAAGAATCCTCCGCCGTTATGAGGAGGAAGGAATGGTACTGGAATCACAAGGTCCTTTGTCACGGGGATTTTGCCTCTAGGGGCTTACTCATCCGGGACAGACCGAGTGTCAGTATGTGGAGGTGGGTTGGGCTTCGGCGAACTTGGTGGCGCGATCGTATCGCTCGTGAGGGGACTCGTGTCCCTAAGGTGTTATGGGAGGCTTTGCATCCTCCATTATCACCCTTTTCCCGCGAAGATACGGTCGCTGACCTACTCAAGCAAAAGACCGGTGGGATTTTTTCTTCAGCTTACCTCGCTCTTAAGCAAGCTGGCGTTGAGTCCATGGTCGGACAATTTTTCGCCCGTGTCGGGCCATAAATGATGAGGCATCCGCCTCCCGCGAAGATAGATAGGGTTTTCGTTGGTTTTAATGCAATGGCTGCATCTTAACGGCGGTTAGTTGAACGGTGTGCCCTCTAAGGGGCCAGTCCGTCAATGGCCATTCGTGGTTGGGAAGGGTGATCTATGATTCACCTCGTCTTCGGACCCACGTCGTTAAGCTCTACAGTAAAAGAAAAGAATTCGACTTTCAGTCCCAGGTCAGCTACTTAAATGACCACATGTCCACCTTGAGTGGGCAACAACGGGGCGCATCGATCACCTACCCTAGGGTGGGCAGAGATTAAGGAAGTCCTCGTCGGGGGTCCTAGTGGACCATGCGAAGCACACACTCTGTGGACGTGCACGTAGCAGATACCCCGTTAGTGAGGAGGGACTTTGAGTCGTTTTTTGATTGCAAGCGAACCTGCATTAATTTTAGTGGACGTAGGAAATGATTGGCGTTGGGCCGACATTTTTGAACCACCCCTTGCGGGAC